GGGTTGCGGAAACTATGGAAGGCTTTGCTGGATCCGGAAAACTGTTTGAAGTAACAGATGACGGTTTAGATCAAGATAGGACTGATGTTGAAATGATGCAAGGTCTTCTTTTAGAAGATACACACAACAACGCATATATAAACAACGTCAGTTCTATTGTTAAACTAGCAGAAATCTATGGCACAGGTATTGGTGAGGTTTTAGTTAAGACTGAAATGGAACGAGTACCTACCACACAGCAAATGCCGGGAGAACAAGGCGTGTCTGCTGTAGGTGTTACTGAGCAAGAAAAAGTTGTTATAAAAGTCAAGCCTGTTAATCCAAGAAACTTACTGATTGATCCTAATGCTGACGCTATTGATGACTCGATGGGTGTTGCAGTAGAAGAGTATATCAGTTTGTATCAGATTGTTAAAGGTATTGAGTCCGGTGTTTACCGTAAGGTAGATATACAGCCACATTACGAAGGAGACGATTTAGATCCTAGTCACTTGGAAGATACTACTTACCAAGACGATAAGGTTAAGATTATTCGTTACTACGGTCTTATACCAAGAGAATACTTAGAAGACTTGGAAAACGGAGACGATGAAGTTGTTGAGTTGTTCCCTGAAAACTCGGCTGCTGATACTGTTTCTGATCTGGTAGAAGCTATTGTTGTTATTGCTAATGACAACCAGTTATTAAAAGCAGAAGCTTCTCCGTATATGATGGAAGACAGACCAATTATTGCATATAGACCTGAGGTTCGTCCAGGACTCTTCTACGGCGTTGGAACAGTCGAGAAGGGTTACAACATGCAAAAAGCTGTTGATGCCCAGTTACGCTCTCATATGGATTCTCTGGCGCTAACTACTGCGCCTATGATGGGTATCGATGCGACAAGATTACCGAGAGGTATGAAGTTCGAAGTTAGACCTGGTAAAAACATCCTAACTAATGGAAACCCTGCAGAAATCTTACAACCGTTTAAGTTCGGGAGTACGGACGCTTCTAACTATGAAACAGCAAAAGGTTTTGAAGCAATGCTGCTGCAAGCAACAGGCACACTAGACTCGGCAGAGTTGGTCAAGAGTGCAGCAGGTGGGGGACAGAACAACGGTATGGGTATGTCGTTAGCTATGTCTGCTATTGTCAAGAAGAATCGTGTGGCAATGGCATCGTTTCAGGATGACTTCATCATTCCAATGGTTAAGAAAGTTGCGTATCGTTATATGCAATTCGACCCGGAACGTTACCCAATGAAAGACTTTAAGTTTACTACGTTGTCTTCTATTGGTGCTATTACTAAGGAACACGAACAGCAACAGCTTATTGGTTTGATGCAAACGCTTGGACCTAACTCACCTATTGTTCCTGTCTTATTAAGAAGTATTATTGCTACTTCTAGTTTATTAAACAAAGAACAATTAATGATGCAGTTAGATCAAATGTCACAACCTGATCCACAGGCTCAACAAATGCAGCAACAAGCACAACAGTTACAGATGGGTCTAGTAGAAGCGCAAGCTAATGAGTTAAATGCTCGTGCCGCAGAGTCTGCTGCTGACGCACAAGAAGCACAGGCAAGAACACAAAAACTATTAATTGAGTCGTCTTTACTCGATGATAAGGCTAAGATTGATTTAATTAGGACTTTAACTGCAAACCTTAATAATAAAGATAAACAAGAGTTTGATAAACGTGCTAAAACTGCTGAGATTCTTTTAAAAGAACGTGACTTATTATCTAATGAAAGAATAGTAGATAAACAAATGAGAGAAAATAACGCTTGACACTAAATATTAAATGTGATATACTATTAGTTAAATAAATTATTTAAAGGAGAACTCCACTTTGGATAAAGAACTCCAAGAGTATTATGAAGCAAGATTCGACATGATGTCAACAAAAGGTTACAAGGATTTGTTGGCAGATGTTGAAGTAATGATTGAAGAAAGAAACAATCTGATGGCTACTCAAAGCCTTGAAGATTTAAACTTTCGTAAAGGACAACTAGACGTTCTACATTGGATTAGAACTCTCAAGAAACTTTCTGAAGAAGCCTGGGAGCAACTTAACAATGAGTAAAAGAATGTTTGAATTTAGGTGTGGCGAAGGTCACATCACAGAAGAATATATTGATGAAGAGGTAAACGCTATTGAGTGTCCTGTTTGTCAGTGTATGTCACTTCGTGTTATCTCAGCACCACGCATTGCACTAGAGGGAATCACTGGTGATTTTCCTACTGCTGCAGATGCCTGGGCTAGGAAGCACGAAGAAGCAACAAGAATCGCCAACAAGCGCAGAGAGGGTTAGCGTCTGGTGATATTTTTTAATTCCTAAAATCACAAACGTGACAGGAGACTATATGGCTAATTTTGAAGAACCGGTTCAAGAAGATATTGAGTTTAGTGAAGTTGAAGATTTAGGTAAAGAAGAACAACAGGAACCACAAGCAGCAGAAGAACCTGCTGTAGAGGAAAAACCTGAAGTTGCTATACCTAACAAGTATCAAGGCAAGTCTGTTGAAGACATTGTTAAGATGCACCAGGAAGCTGAAAAGCTAATTGGCAAACAAGCTCAAGAAGTTGGTGAAGTTAGAAGACTAGCTGACGAACTTTTGAAACGACAACTCGAAGAAAAGAAAGCCGTTGAAACCCCACAAGAAGATGAAGATCCTGCTTTAAGATATTATGAAGATCCAATAGGTGCTGTTAATGATGTTGTAGAAAAGCATCCTGCTATTGCTGAGGCTAGGCAACAAGCTCAGTCTATTAAGCAACAACAGGTAACACAGCGATTAACCGAACAGTTTCCTAACTTTAATGAAGTAACGCAAGACCCTAAGTTTTTTGAATGGATTAAAGCGTCTCCAGTAAGAACTAGACTTTTTACTGAGGCACATTCTCAGTTTGATTATGACTCTGCTGTTGAATTATTATCAACGTGGAACATGATGAATCCGAGACAACCACAACAAACTTCTAGTCCTGAGTTAGTTACTGAATCAAAGAAAGGAACACAAGAAAGTTTAAAAGCTGCCGCTGTAGACACTGGTTCACCTGCACCATCTTCACGAAAAACTTACCGAAGGGCTGATCTAATTAACTTACGTTTACGTGATCCCGCACGTTACGAAGCTATGTCAGATGAAATTATGGCTGCATACGCGGAGGGACGTGTCAAATAATTGAAAGGAAATAAAAAATGGCACTAGGTTCTAATCATGTCACCAAGACCACTGCGGATAAGTTTATCCCAGAGATTTGGAGTGACGAAATTATCGCAGCATATAAGGCTAATCTTGTTGCTGCAAACATGTTCAGCAAGATGTCTTTCAAAGGTAAGAAGGGCGATACGCTTCACATTCCGAAGCCTACTCGTGGTTCTGCTTCTGTTAAATCAGCTTCAACTCAGGTTACACTGATTGCAGCAACTGAGACAGAACAGCAAGTTCTTATCGACAAGCACTACGAGTACTCACGTTTGATTGAGGACATCGTTGAGACACAAGCTCTAAGCTCTCTACGTAAGTTCTACACTGATGACGCTGGTTACGCTCTAGCTAAGCAAGTTGATACTGACTTGATTCAGCTTGGTCGAGCAGTTGGTACAGGTACTGCTTACTCTACTGCTGCTACATCTACTAATGCTTTCATTGGTTCTAACGGTACAACAGTCTATAACAGTTCATCATCTAACGCTGCTGCGTTGACTGATGCTGCTATCAGACGTTCTATCCAGAGACTCGATGATGCTGACGTACCAATGACAGATCGTTGTATGATTGTTCCACCATCAACAAGAAACACTCTTATGGGTATTGCTCGATTTACTGAGCAAGCATTTGTTGGTGAAGTTGGTTCATCAAACACAATCCGTAACGGTATGATTGGTGATATATATGGTGTAATGTCTTATGTATCAACCAATGCTGATAGCGGTGCTGGAAGCTCTGGCGCTGACCGTATCTGCCTACTTGCACACAAGGACGCTTTTGTTCTTGCCGAGCAGATGGGTGTACGTTCTCAGACCCAGTACAAGCAAGAGTACCTCGGTACGCTATTCACATCAGATATGCTTTACGGTGTAGCTGAGTTACGTGATAGCTCTGCTGTTGCTCTAGCTGTTCCTGCTTAATTAAGTAGGTATCTCCCCAGGCTCACAAGGTCTGGGGAGTTTTATTATTGTCGTTCATCCATTAGGACGGAAGTAGGGAAACCGAAGGAACGCATCTTTCTTTAAATAGGAGG